AAGTGCCAAACTATTACGCCGTGTTACAGCTAACTTTAACTTAACAAAAGAAACATACGAATCAGGTGAGATTCGCACAGACCGTCAAATCGCTGATTTCCGTCACGGTGTACGTAGTGCAACAGGCACTTTAAATGGTGAATTATCTCCAGCATCTTATGCAGATTTTATTGGCTCTATTTTAGCTCGTGATTTCAATTCAGGCGCTTCATCTATCGGAATTTCAATTACAATTGATGCTGTCGGTAACGTATTTACTTTGACTCGTTCAGCAGGTGATTTTTTAAACGATGGTTATAAAGTTGGTACAGTTATTCGTTTAACTAGTGACGACTTAAATGCTGCCAACGTGGATAATAACTTACTTATTACTAACGTAACTGATACAGTTCTAACAGTCACTACAGTTAACGGCTCTACGCTATTTGAACAAGGTCCAATTACCGATGTAACTTTAGAAACTATCGGTAAAACAACCTTCGTTCCAGCTACAGGTCACACTGACCAATCATATACTATCGAAGAGTGGTATAGTGATATCGCGCAATCTGAAGTATTTACTGGTATGAAAGTAAATAGTGTTGCTGTTCAACTTCCTGCTACTGGTCTAACTACTATTGACGTAGGTTTTGCTGGTAAGGACATGGCGCAATCTGGTACTACTCAGTACTTCTCAAACCCAACTGCACAAGGTTCTAACGGTATTTTTGCTGCTGTGAACGGTGTTATGCTTGTAGATGGTGCGCCAGTAGCTTTAGTTACTTCTGCAGACTTTACAATCGACCGTGCAACAGAAAATGCTACTACTGTAGGTTCAAACTCAGTGGCAGATATCTTCTCAGGTCGTATTCGTGTTAGCGGCAACCTAAGCGTATATTTCCAAGATGCTGCTTTCCGCACATACTTTGATGACGAAGTACCTGTTTCACTAGTTCTAGTTTTAACCAGTGATTCAAGCAAGGCTTCAGACTTCGTAACATTCACCTTACCAAAAGTAAAATTAGGTAGCTTCACAAAAGATGACGGTGAATTAGGTATTGTAGCTGCTACAAGCTTCCAAGCGTTACTCAACGAAGTAACTACTGGCGGTTTACCTGCAACTACTATTGCCGTACAGGACTCTGCAGCTTAATTGTTGCCCTTAGAGGCCATATAAATTAACCCCTTGGTGTAAAAACCTTGGGGTTTTTTTTTACGTCTGCACCTTGCTTTTCTAGTAAAAATATGCTATAATCATAACTGTATAGCGGATTTATAATCCATTTATTAACATCTCGAAAGGATATAACATATGTCATTTGACTTAGCAAAGAATAACTTAAGCGTAGCAGCTGATGTTGGTTTTGAATTTGAATTAAAGATGCCAACAGGTGATTCTACTGGTGCATTTATCACAGTACGTGGTGAAGAATCTAAAACTGTAAAAGCTTTTGGTCGTAATAAATATAAAGAGTTTCAACAAAAGCAACAGCAAGCTCGCCGCCGTGGTAAAGAAGCAGACGACCTCACTCTAGAAGAGGCTGAAGATATGGCTATTGAAACAGCGGTAGTTCGCGTCATGGATTGGCGTGGTATTACAGATGGTGGTGTTGTTGTACCATTCTCAAAAGAAGCAGCTACACGTATTTTTAAAGAGCATAGCTGGATTCGTGAACAGGTAATGGAGGAATCTTCACAGATTCTCAACTTTCGACCCCGAGGCGATTGAACAGGCTATAGCTTACGCAGAGCAAGAGTTTAAGTTCAACACCAAAGATAAGAGTAAAGCTACACTAAAAGACCATCTAGAAAGTGTATGGCGACAGACAGGCATTAAACCTAAAGAACTTATAGATTTAATCGAGTTACCTGAGAGTTGCCGATTAGTCTGGTCCTATTTTATGGCTTTACATTCCACACGAGCTAGTAACGGTTTTGGTGCAAATCCGATAACGTTTACAGAAATGAAAAATTACTTTGACCTTATTCAGGTTGAAGTAGATGAATGGGAAATAAACCTTATTCGAAGGTTAGATATGGTGGCTCTTGACCATTACGAAAAAGCTAATGCTTGATACTAATGCCCTCTAACGAGGGCGTTTATCTTTAGTAATTAGTTAGTTATTAAAGATAAACATAACACATAATTAGGAAATATTATGGACTTACAAACATTAAAATTTAAAGTAGATACCTCAGAATTAACCTCTGCTGTAACAGCCTTGGGTAATTTAGGTCAGGCTGTCACTAAGGTTAATAAGCCAGTGAAGGAAAATACAGCTACAACTGAAAAGGCTACTAAGGCAGCTAAGGAAAACACTACAGTTTTACAACGCCAGCAAGATATTCTAAAGTTTATGACTGAAGGTTACTCTAAAGGTCAAGCTTCAGTATTAGCATATGCGAAAGCTTCAGGCGCGTTAAAAGATGAAATTGCAGCCTTAGGTGATACACTCACTAAGCAGCGCACATTGATGGGTACAGACCCGTTTGACAAGTCTATCGGTGCAATGAAACTGTTAAAGAACGAGTATACTGTTCTCAAGGAAGTTAATCGTTTATACAATGCTGAATCTAATTTATCTGTTGCACAGATGAAGGACTTAGCTCGTGAAAAACTACGCTTAATCGAAGCTGGTAAAATCGAAGGTAAGACATTCTCAGAGATTCGAGCTGAGATTTATGCAGTTAATGCAGCATACAAAGAGCAAGCGAATCTAGATAATACCTTAACAGGTAATGTAAAGGCAAAACAAAAAGCTACTAATGAAACTGCTAAAGCCAATGCATACTTAGAGAAAGAGCTTAGCCGTGTTAATTCTGCGTTAAAGGAAGAAAATAAAGAACTAAGCTCAGGCACAAACAATGCTTTATTACGTTTTGAAACTGCCTTGAAGAAATCAGGTAAGACTGCTAGTGAACAAGTTGTTGCTTTAGAAGCTTATCGTAAAAAACTAGCTGAGTTAAATAAAGCAAGTGGTAACCGTCAAGTAGATTATTTATCTCGTGCATTAGGTCCACAGATTACAGATATTGGTGTTGGCTTGATGACAGGTCAAAGTCCATTAACAGTCCTCTTACAACAAGGTGGTCAATTACGAGACCAGTTTGCTTTAGCTGGAGTATCTGGTAAAGACATGGGCAAAATGCTAACAGAAGCTGCTAAGAGCATGGTTACAAGTATTAAAGATGTAGCTGTTGCAGTTGGTGGTTTATTAGTTAACGCATTGAAATCTGTCGCTACAACAATTGGTGGTGGCATGTTTACATTATTTGTAGACGGTTTTAAAGCGCTCGTTTTAGGTGGTGAATCAGCTGCGGCAGCACTTGAAAGATTAAAATTAGCTGCTATTGGTTTAGGTAAAGTCGGTATTGTAGCTATCCTAGCTTCGCTTGCAGCCCTAGGTAAAGGTTTCTACGATACAATGATACAGGGCGACAATTTAGTTAGACAATTGGCTTTAACTGGTGGTTCACTTGGCATGACAAAAGACCGAGCAGAGAATTATGCTAATTCTATGAATCTTGTCGGAGTCAGTACTTATAAAGCAATGACAGTAATTGGTGCTATGGCTAAAGAGGGTGGCTTTATTGCAACTCAGATTCCATTAGTTACAAAAGCAGCTGTTGACATGCAAAAGTACGCTGGTGTAGCCATCGAGGACACTGTAAAAGCCTTCGCTAAAATGCGTGATGAACCTGTTAAAGCGTTATTTGAATTGGCAAGAGCGACAGGTCTAGTTGCACCAGAGGTTATTAAAGCCGTAATTGAATTAGATAAGCAAGGCAAATCTGCTGAGGCAACAGCGTTAGCCATCAAAACTTTAGCTGAAACTAATACAAAACAAGTCGATAGAATGAAAGAGGACTACAGCGAATTTGCTAAATTTATGAAAGGTCTTGGTGCATCTATTGGTGAGTGGTATGATAAGTTATTCAAAGATGTTTGGATGAAGGCTAGTCCTACAGCCGAGGTTGAGCGTAGAATTAAGATGATTGAAACCATCTTAAAAGATAATCCCACTATGGACAGCAAGCAACGTCAATCTTATATAGATGTACAAACAGCTCTTGAAGCTCAAGTATTAAGTATACTGAAAGTTAACGAAGCTGGTAAAACCCAAGAGGCAACCAATTCTAAAATCGCAAAAGACTTGGAAAATTTTAATAAAGACCAAGAACAGTTTGCGGATAATCGAGAAAAACGTGAAAAAGAAATTGCTGAAGTAACACTTAGAAATCAAGGCTTAATTGCGGCAGGTATGATTACACAAGTTCAACATGAAAAGATGTTGAACAATATCCGTAAAAAATATAAGGACGAACAACGTTCATTAACCTTCTTTGAATCTGAAATGCAGAATGCCCAAAAGATGGTTGCTGTGTATGAAGATGCTCAGATTAATATGAACGAAGCTCAAAAGCGTATGTTATCTCTCGCTGTTGACCCACGTTTCTTAGAGGTTGGTCAAAAAGAGCAGCAGAAGATTATGATTGCTTTAGTAAAAGCTTCTAATGAGATTAATGAAAAGACTCGTACACAGTATGGCATTAAAGCTAATGCTGGATTATTTGAGGAAACTGAAGCACTACGTGTACAAGCAGAAATGATTGGTGCAACAGATGTGGCTAAGATGAAGTACAATAGGACTTTAGAAGCCTCTAAAAAACTCAGAGAAGAAGAACTGTTTATTGATGCACAATCTTGGGGTTCAACAGAAAAAGAGATTGAGAAAATGGCTGCACTAGAGCGTTACAATCAGCGCGTCCTTAACGCAGACACTGAAATAGCTAACATGTTAAAAACTGAACGAGTTGATGCATATGGAAATGCATTTAAGAGTGCATTCGATGGTATGGCAGACGCAATCGTTACTTTTGCTCAAACTGGTAAACTCAGTTTCAAGGGATTGATTGATGCCATGTTAGTTGACTTAATTCGTTTTGAAATGAGAGCACAAACTACAGCTTTATATCGAAGTTTAGGTGGCGGTGCAGGTATCATGAATATGTTAACAGGTAATACAGCTGTTGGCATGGGAAGCATGGGAAGCGTAGATACTGCGGCATTACCTGCTGGTTCATTTAAAGCTAATGGCGCTGCTTATTCAAACGGTGTAGAGATGTTTGCCAATGGTGGCGCATTTACTAACTCAATCGTAGACAGCCCTACATTGTTCAAGTTTGCCAAAGGTACTGGTATGATGGGTGAGGCTGGTCCAGAAGCTATTATGCCTCTACGCCGTGGAGCCGATGGTTCCTTAGGTGTACAAGCACAAGGTGGTGGTTCTAATGTTCAAGTTACAGTTATTAATAACAGCACTACTGAGGCAAAGACTACCGAGACTACGGACTCAAGAGGCAACAGAAAAATTGAAGTTATGATTGGTGATATGACAGCTTCTGAAGTTCAGCGTAATGGCAGCTCTTCACAGAAGGCTTTAAAATCAACCTTCGGTTTACAACCTGCCTTAATTAGGAGATAAGAATGGCTTATGCTTATATTTGGCCTAGTACCATACCACAGAAGCCTAACACAGATTATTCTGAGACTTCTGGTGTACTTATTATGAGAACACCTATGGATGCTGGCCCTGCAAAAATGCGAAGAAGAGGTAAACGTACAGAGAATATGCAAGTATCCTTTGATATGTCTACCTCGCAAGTTGACACCTTAGATGCATTTATTAAGAATACGTTACGAGGTACAGCGCGTTTTGGTTTCCCACACCCAAGGTTGAATGAAACGGTAGAGGCTCGAATAGTGCCTCAATCTGATGGTGCATTTTACACAATTACATATATACTTCCTGAACGTTGGAGAGTATCTATGCAAATGGAAATCCTACCATGAGTCGTTTAACAACCATGTCACCAGATGCAATCAGAGCAGTATTCTCTCCAGATGCTGATTCTGATTTAATCTTTTTACTAACTATTTACGACCCTGTAAATCCTTCACAAGTAGTTGCAAGACTGGCTGATGGATTTACACAACGTATTAGTGAAACAGATGATGAAGTTGTATATGGCGTAGTCAGTAATGGCAATGAATATATTTTCTTACCTATTGAGGTTACATTACCTACAGAGGAAGAAGCTCAAGCACCTAAATGCTCAATTACCATTCATGATGTGACACGACATATTGTGCCTATTATTAGAAATATATCAGGTCCACCAAAAATTAAAATGGAGCTGGTACTATCTAAGACACCCAATAATATTGAGGTTTCTTTTGATGGATTCTACATTAATAGTTTTACGTACAACTCAGACACCGTTAGTGCGAGTTTATCGATGATTGATTTAGAACGTGAACCGTTCCCAATGCATTCGTTTACCCCGCGATACTTTCCGGGTCTATTTTAAGAATAACACAACTTAATGAGGTATTAAATGTGGTCAAATAATTATATCGGCATACCTTTTAAATATAAAGGTAGGGATGAAAACGGAATAGATTGTTGGGGATTAGTCCGTCTAATCTATAAGAACGAATATAATATTTCCCTACCTTCATTCGGTGAAGAATATGCTGAAAATGATATTAGCAGAATTCAAGAACTAATCTCTCAATATAAAGAAGGTTGGGAATCAATCGATACACCCACTGAAGGCACAGCTGTATTATTTAGAGTATTAGGTGCTGAGTCACATATTGGTGTAGCTATTTCAGATACTCACTTTATTCATGCAAGAGATGGATATGATTCAGCTATCGAGTCTTTTAATTCCCCGTACTGGAAGCGTAGAATTGTTGGACACTTCAAGTATAGTGAAAATAAAGGTATTGTATTAAATGCAATTCCTCATCCATTACGTACAACTCGTTATACTGTTCCAGTACCTCCAAACACTAAGCTAGACGCTTTAGCAAATTGGATTATAAAAGAGTATTCTATTGCTGAAGAGATTAAAAGTAAAGTAAATATTCTTGTAAATGGTAAGGTCGTAGAGGAATGTGAATGGTCTTCAGTGACCTTAAAAGATACAGACGTTGTAGAATATCGCGCTATACCTACTGGTGGTAATACAACTAGGCTTATTCTAACTTTAGCCGTAATGTACGTTGCTGTAACATATGGCACAGATTTATCTGCTGCGGTTGGTTATACAGGCACTGGCGCGGCAACTATGGGTAGTATCGCTATTTCATTAGTTGGTACGGCACTTGTTAACTACATTGCCCCTATTCGACCACCAGACTTTGGTGCTGGCGCTGGAGGTCAAGACGCAGGTTCATCTGAGCGTCAATTAATGGCTTCGGGCGCTCAAAATAGAGGCGTACCTTATGCAGCTATTCCTGTGGTTTTAGGTAAGGTTCGTGTAACACCTCCATTAGGTTCAATTAACTTTCTGTCTTACGAGAATGAGAGAGATAGTTACTTATCTATGCTACTTACTTGGGGATATGGTCCACTTACCATTGACGACAATTCTTTCCGAATTGGTGAGCAACCTATCAGCAACTACACAGATTACTCAGTCATAACATTAGACCGAAAGACTGCTGAGACTTCAGACCAGATAGACAAATTTAATGCTATCTATGGCAGAGATATTACTCAGGTTAATTCTAATTTAGAACTTGTTTGCGAAGGTAACCCTGAAGTCTCAGTTACAGCTGGACCTTGGGCTGAAGCCATATCAACAGAGGTTGTACAATCTGTTACAGTAGCTTTACACTTTCCTCAGGGTTTACGAAAAGTTGCAACCAAAGGTGAGAACGGAGGCAAAAGTTACACAGCAAGCGTTAATTTTGATATTCAATATTTGCACAACGGGAGTTGGGTAGACTTACCAGTTATCACTGTAGGTGGAGATGCACCTAAAAAGGATGCCTTTACCTTTACTAGAACATACTCTATTTATAGCGCAGATATTCCAGTAAATACCACCCTTTCTCTACGTGTTCGTAGAACTACAGGGGATAATGTAGAGGATAATCCAGACTACCGCTATTACCATCAAAGTTTCTTACAGAACGTATCATTCTTCAATAATACGACACCAGCTGTAGACCCATTAGGTGCAAAAATTGCAAAATCTGCAGTAAAAATTAAAGCCACCGAACAATTAAACGGTTCTATCGAAGGTATTAATGCAGTTGTACAGACCTACTGTAAAGCTTGGAACGGCTCTTCTTGGGTGGATGCTTCTACAAGTAATCCAGCTGCGCTGTTTAGATACGTATTAGAACATCCAGCTAATGCTCAGAAAATTACGGACCCATCTAGCAAATTTGATTTAGTTCAATTACAGCATTGGGCAACATATTGCAGTAACAGAGGTTTTGAATATAATAGTGTATTAAGTAATCAACGAAGTGTACTAGAGGTATTGAGAGATATTTGTGCTGCGGGTAGAGCTAGTCCAGCCCTTGTGGACGGTAAATGGACAGTTACAATTGACGAAGAAAAGCCAAACGTAATTCAACATTTTACGCCTCACAATAGTTGGGGATTTGAATCTACAAAGTCCTTACCTAAACTACCAGATGGTTTAAGAGTAACGTACTATGATGAAGACCAAAATTATCAAGAGTGTGAAATTATTGTTTATGCAAGTGGTAAGAGTGAAGGTAATTCAGAGTTATTTGAAAGCATTCAGTTACCTGGTTGCACTAAGAAATCTGCTGTAATCGACCACGCACGTTGGCACATGGCTCAAGCTAAACTGCGCCCTGAAGTTTATACTCTAAATTCAGATATTGAATATTTGGTATGTAATAGAGGCGACCGTGTAAAAGTTATGCACGATGTTCCACTATGGGGTTTAGCCAGTGGGCGTATCAAAAATAGACTCTCAGCTACAGTCTTTGAGTTAGATGAAGATGTGCCTATGGTTCGGAATACAAACTACACTATTCGTGTACGTTCATCAAATGGTGGGTCGGTTGTTAGAAGTATCGTGCCTGTAACTGAAGATGGCAATTATAGTGAAATAACCTTAACAGCTTCTGCAAGTGAAACTGAAATTAATCATGAAGACTTGTTCATGTTTGGTGAATTAAATAGTGAAAGCAATGATTTAATTGTTCTCAGTATTGAACCTACTGGAAATAAATCAGCAAGATTGACTCTAGTTGATTATGGTGTTACACCTACATATAATATTTTCAATGATTATTTAACTCTAACGAATAATGTAGTTTTTGATTCTAAGATAACACTCCCACCTAAACTTTTAATAGATACCTTTGGAACTAAGACTCCAACTATTACTGGTATGATTAGCGATGAATCCGTAATGGAGCTAATTGCAGCTGGAATATTTAGATATAATTTAGTTGTGTCTTACACTAATGCTTCACAATTACCTAAGACAGTTGGAAGTGTGGAAGTACAATATGATTATGCTTCGGCAACAGACAATCTTAACTTACGAAATATTTCGGTTAATTACGATAAAGGTAGTATAGCTATTCCAGATGTAACTGAAGGCGAAAACTACAAGGTAAGATTAAGATACACTTCTGTAGACGGTAAGGTAGGGCAATGGACTGCTTGGCAAAATACCGTAATTGTAGGTAAAAAACGTCCACCTCAACAAGTAACTAACTTTAACGCTGAACCAGAATATAACGCTGGTCGTTTGCGTTTAACTTGGAACAATAATTCTGAAGTTGATTTAAAAGGTTATGAAGTGAGAACAGAAAACGCTAATTGGGGTTCACCCACTAATAGAATTTTCTATGGTAGTGCAAACAATTGCTCAACCATCTCTGAAGACGCTTTACATATTACCACATACTATATTAAAGCATTTGACTATGCAGGTAATTATAGTGATTTTAGTAGTTCAATTACTTTCGTTGCACCTGTTCCAGATTCTCCTACTCAGCTAGGTTACTCATATGGTACAACCAGTAATACTAACTCTACAGTTACGTTTTCTTGGAAGGCTCCAAATAATTCGTTCTTCTCTATTAAAGAGTATAAGGTAATTATCTCAAGACCTGACGTAGATAACGAAGTTGTTTATGTGTCTAGTACTAAATATACCACATCTGCAGATTGGTTAGGTAATGCTGTTCTAACAGTTATCGCTGTAGACACCATCGGTAGTGAAAGTTTACCTGCTACATTAACTATTCCAAAGTACGCTCCAGACCCTGTTGTTTCTTTTGGAACTCAGATTGTAGATAACAACGTACTACTAAAATGGGAATTTCCTGCTGTAACAAGTCTACCAATTTCACATGTCTTAATTAAGCGTGGAGAATCTTGGGAGAACCCTGATAAAATTATCGGTGAGAAGGACGGAACATTCACTTCTGTTTTCGAATTAACAGGCGGTCAATATACTTATTGGTTAGCTGTAGTAGATACAGACGGTAGAGAATCCACACCAACAGCTATTCCAGCTACGGTATCTCAACCTCCAGACTTCGTATTCAATGCAGAATATATTAGTACTTTTACTGGTACAAAAGTAAACGCAGAAAAGTTGGCAAATAGTAATGTATTGTTAATGTTAGTTAACACTGCAGATAATTGGTTTCAACACTTCGACAATAATTCTTGGGCTACAGCTCAAGAACAAGTTGATGCTGGATATCCAATCTATTCACAGCCAAGTTTGTCAACAGCTTCTTACGAAGAAATTTTCGATTATGAAATTATTCTAGCAAGTAGTAGTATTACTGTCAGTTATGCGGGAAGTACGATTGCTGGAGTTACATCTGTTCAACTAACTATTCAAACTAGTTCTGATGGTACTAACTGGTCTACACCTCAAAATACGTCTTCAATATTCGCTACTAATTTTAGGTATATTAAAGTTCTTATAAGTGTTACGGGTGATACGGACAAGGCGTTATACACACTGGACAATTTAATTGTGCGTTTAGATAATAAGCAGGTGTCAGATTCTGGCACTGTAACAGCTTCTAGTTCTGATACCTTAGGTACAATCGTTAATTTTAATAAAGAAATGATTGACCTACAAAGCATTAACTTAACAGCTGCAGGTACTACCCCATTAACAGCTGTGTATGATTTTAGTGATGATACACTAGATGGTACATACTCTGTTTCAGGTGGTGTTTGTACAGTTACAGCTAATGCACATGAGTTAGAGACTGGTCAAAATGTAAAGTTATTCTTCAGTACTGGCACAGCTGTTACAGGGGTATACACAATCACTAAATTAAACGCAAATCAATATACCGTCAGTATGGTAGGTCAATCTAACACTTCTGGCAACGTTATTACATATCCTCAGTCAATGAGAGTTTATGTTTTCAATACAACAAACGGTACTAGACAAACTGCTAAAGTTGGCTGGTCAATTAAAGGATATTAAATATGGCTGACCATAGTTTACCCACCCAAACGAGTGGGTATATTAATTTCGTTCAACAAATGGATTACCGATTTGATGATTTAGCAAGGGGGTTAGACCCCGCTAAGTCACCAGTTGGTGATGCAACAATTAGTAACTTACCAGTTGACTCTGTTGGCTGGTCCAGTGAAAACTCTAATTGGAGAAGATGGACAGGTTCTGTTTGGGAACCATTGGCTGCAACTTACGCGATTAACATTTCAGGTGTAGCTGCTTCTGTTACTAACGGTGTTTACACAACAGGTACTCAGACTATTAACGGTGCTAAAACCTTCAGTAGTCTGATTACTGGCTCAATCAGTGGTAACGCTGGTTCAGTAACTAACGGTGTTTATACCACAGGTGACCAAACTATTGCGGGTGTTAAATTATTCTCTAGCACTATTTCAGGCTCAATCAACGGTAATGCTGGTTCAGTCACTAACGGTGTTTATACTGTAGGTGACCAGACTATCTCAGGCGTTAAAACTTTCACAAGCACTATTACTGGTTCTGTGTCAGGTTCTTCTGGCTCTTGTTCAGGTAATGCAGCTACAGCTACTTTAGCTGGTAGTGTAACTATTAACTATAGTAATGATTCAAACAGTACTTACCAAATGCTTTGGGGTTCTGGTAACGGTGTATATGGTACTGCAGGTATTTATTGTAATCCAAATACAGATTATGTTTATGCAGGGTCATTCCATACCGCTGGTTGGTTTAGGTCTACAGGCGCTAGTGGTTGGTATAACGAAACTTATGCTGTAGGTATTAATGCTACCGAAGCAGGTAACGTTAGAACGTACAACAATGCTAACTTCATCGCTGGCGGTGACGTTACAGCCTATTCTGATGAATCTGTAAAGACTAACTGGCGTGATTTACCTTCTGATTTTATCGAGCGTTTAGCAAAGGTAAAACATGGTATCTATGACCGTACAGACTGTAAGAAAACACAAGTAGGTTGTGGGGCGCAATCATTGCAACCTTTAATGCCTAATGCAATTATCAAAGGTGCTGATGGTAAATTATCAGTAGCTTACGGTAACGCAGCGATGGTTTCAGCTGTTAAGTTAGCTGAACGTGTTGTAGAGCAAGATAAGCGTATTGCTGAATTAGAACGACTAATATCAAAATTAATTGGAGAGTAACGTGCAAGAGCAGATTGAACATAGAGTTATTAAGCTAGAACTTAAAGTAGAAGACCACGCAGAGGAATTGAAAAAGCTTCAAGGAATCTCTGTTGATTTACGGACTTCACTTTCAGGTATAGAGAAAACTTTAAACCAAATTAAATATCTTGCAATAGGTGCAGTACTTGTTATCCTCTCTCAATCGATTGGAGTTACAAACGTACTTAAATTAGTTGTAGGTATGTAAACAGCGTCCCGCTTCGGCGGGACTTATTAAGGGAATAGTATGTTACCATTATTAACAGGTATTATAAGTTCGCTTGTTTCAAACGGTCTAGGTAAGGTTGCAGATGCGGTCACAACCAAAGGTCTAGATTATGTAGAAGATAAGTTAGGTGTTAAATTAGAACCTGATATGTCTCCTGAAAAATTAGCAGCCGTACAAGAAGCTGCAATGAAACATGAAGAATTTATGTTTGAGCAAGAGGTGAAAGATAGAGCTAGTGCTAGAGAGATGCAACAAGCTGCATTAGCACAGGGTGATTCCGAGAGTAAAAATTTCGTGTATCGCTTTGCATGGTTCTGGTCAGTTACTTCAGCTCTATATTTCTTCTGCGTAACGTTTCTATCGTTACCAGAGGGTGCAAGAGACTTTGCTAATATTATTTTAGGTTTCCTATTAGGGACAGCAATAGCCTCTATTTTTAACTTCTTCTACGGCTCTTCTAAATCGAGCGCGGATAAGACACAAGCCATGATTAAAGGAATTAAATGATGGAAAATCTCTCAGAACATTTTACGTACAAAGAAGGTACGTACTCAGCTAAGGCAGTCGAGTTAGGTGTAGATAACACACCATCCACTGTCCAGCTTGCAAACATGCAAGTTGCAGCACAAGGTATGGAACAAGTTCGTGCATTACTTGGCAAAGCTATCAGTGTACAATCTTGGCTCCGTTTACCAAAGGTTAACGTAGCTGTTGGTGGCTCCGAAAAGTCAGCACATATGGATGGTTTCGCTATCGACTTTCGTTGTAATGGCTTCGGTTCACCATACGAAATCTGCAAGGCTATTGCAGCTTCTGGCATTAAGTATGACCAGTTAATCCACGAGTACAGTATGACACCTGATAAAGGTTGGGTACATATTTCGTTTGACCCTGCCCTACGCAGACAAAACTTAACGATTATGCGTCCAGCTAATCCACATAAGATGTATGTATCTGGTATCCTAACTACTGCCGAATACGCAGCTTGGAAACCATAAAAGAAAACCCCGTAATACCAACTAAGGTACTACGGGGTATTTTTACGTCTATTGCAAATGCATGACTTCAGCTTTGCCAGAACCATCGTCAGGTTTATAATGCAGACTTGCTAGTGCATCACGATAACCTTCCTTATAACCAGCTTCATAAGAACCATGTAACCAATCACTAAGAAATTTACTCAAGGTATTATTCTCAGCGGCAACTTTGGCCCATTGAAAACAACGTTCAGCTTTGAACTGAAAACCATCTTCATTTTGCCAAAACCATTCTTCGAACTTCTCGGCAATCATTTCATTAAGTTTCATGAACAGAACTCTTGCAGTTGAGAAGCGGTCATAGCGCCACTAGAACGCCTGATAACTTGATTATCTTCCATGAGTAATACCGTGGGGACACCTCGCACAGCAAACTCTCTAGCGGCCTCCATATCCTCATCGATATCGATAGTCTTAATCTGAGCAACGGGCAAGGGTAAATCTTGCATTGTCATTGCTAGTGCTTTGCATGGACCGCACCATGATGCTTTAAATACAACTAAATGTTTCATACTAACTCCTTATTGACACGCTTCACATTCACCTTTGGCAGCTTGTACGCCAGCTTGAGTGTAAATGTAGTATAACGCTAAAATGTTTTCATCTAAGAATGCTTCTTTGTGAACTTCAGCAATCCACGCAGGGTCTTCGTCAGCAGCAAAGAACAGATTCAATGATTGCCACTGGTCGATGTACTTACTACGTGCAGAAGCTAATCTTAACACAGCTTTCTGGTTAATCTCAAAGGCGGTCTTAAAAACTTCCTTTTCTTCTGGTGTTAGCCAATCGACATGCTGGACAGAACCTTGTTTATCGGTAATCTCCTGCAAGTGCTTCTTAGTATAAACACCTTTCTTTTTCATCAGTTCTAAGAGGATAGGGTTAGTTCTATCAACTTCACCAGCTGCAGTCATTTGGTTGAAACTCATAGCAGGGTCTGGATTGATACCTTCAGAGATACCACCCATTAACAGTGCAGTAGATTTAGTAGGAGCAATAGCAATACGATGAGTATTACGCACACCATACCCCTTGCACCACTCTGGTTCACCTAAGATTAAAGCTAAGTCTTCACTTGCACGTAATGATTCTTTATCAATGTGTGCTTGAATCTCTTGGCTTAACATGTGAGCATCAAATGATTCAAATGGTAGCATCATACTCATGAATAGTGTATGAATACCACATAGACCTAAACCTAGTGCATGACTCTTTTCAGTAAACCGAACAGCTTTTTCTAGACCGCTGATACCTTTGGCTCGTTCGATAAATTCACTGGCAACACAATCTAAGAATACTGTAGCCCAATAAACTGCTTCTGTATCTTTCCACTCAGGGTACTTAGCACCATTCATAGAAGATAGAACACAAGTGTATGTATGCTCATGGTCATTGAATAACATAATCTCGGAACAAAGCTGAGAGTTGTTAATCAACATGCCTAACTCTTTGTACATTACTGGACGCTTGGCATTAGCCTTATCAATGAAGAAGAAGTAACCCTTACCAGTTACCATTTTAACTTTCATTGCAGCTTGGAAACGTTCGACAGCATCACGGTCATTTGCATTCAAACGGTCAATGAAAGTTTGGCGAATTGTCCAACCGATATTTAAATCATCTGGCTCAGAAGAGATTAAGTTAACTACTTCGTGAAAATCACCATGCTCAATATCTAAGTAACAAGCCCATGCACCTCTACGCGCAGTACCTTGTGCGATATTACGCATAGCGTTAACGTGTTCTTTAATGATAGGAATAACACCAGAAGCCTTACCACCTACACTAATAGAAGTACCACGAGGACGGATATGAGAGAAGTCACTAGCAGTACCAAAACCGTATTTAGTTAACATAGCAACTTCATGCAAGTTACTGTAGAAACCGTCCACTGAGTCATCGACTACTGTACCAGAGCAAGATACAGGCATTCCACGAGTAGTACCCATATTTGCTAATACTGGTGTAGATGGACTTAACCAACCTTTCCAGAATAGATTAAAGAACTCAGCTTCAGCTGTAGCTTGGAAATCAGCAGGTAAGTGTTTAGCTGCAGTCTTAGCAATGCGCTCAAACTGTCCACGAACAGATTTCCCGTTTGTTTCATACTCATATTTATCCTTAAACATTTGGTAGCCAGCGGTAGTGTACCATTCAGGGACTAAGCCCTGAGCTTGTAACTCTTTACGTTCTTCGCTTAACTTCTTGTAAATATTGTCTGTCATTTTATTCCTTATTCCATACGAACGCTGAACTGTCCCAATTACGATGATATTGATTACCCATACCGCTAAAGAAGTCGTTGAAAGTATAATCGTTAATTCCTTTGTAGAACCACTCAGAAATCGGATTATATTTTACATCGTACTCTTTAGTAAAACCTAGATTCTTCAAGCATTCGTTTACACGAGATTGTACAAAGTTCTCTAGTTGGTGTGCAGTAATACCCTTGATATCACCCTTCTCAAATAACATGGCAATAATTTGGCACTCATGCTCGTAAATCTTCTTCGCCACTTCACGAACCTTAGCTTCAATCTCTGCTACATACTCTGGTGTAGCATCCTTACCCATTTGAGCTAGTTTATATTTGAATGCCCATGCACCACCTTGTGAATGCATATTCTCGTCACGTACTGAGAAGTTGATACCACGTACAATATTCATTAACTTATTCTTACCCTGAGATTGGTAATGCTTCAAGAAAGCAAATGAACTGTACAGAATAACACCCTCTACCATTGAGAAAGCAGCTAACGAAACTAAGTCGTCCTTATGCTCAATAATTTCACCAATATGTGCTACACGATTCTTCAATACTTCGTTATCCAAATAAGACATATAGAACTCTGGAGTATCAATATGTAATAGTTGATTAATCTTATTATAGAACGGAGCATGTACGGCTAATTCAAACATGGAGAATACAGAAGCCATACGGTGAAACTCTGCACTATCGAACATGTCTTTAAAACGACCACCCCAATATTCAGAACCTGCGTGGGTTTCGTAGATACTGAATAATTTAAGGGTGGTAATTACCGCATGCTTTTCAGCTTCAGTAAAGTTTACTAATACGTCCTGCACATCCTTCTCGACTTTAATTTCATCAGGTAACCAGAATACTTTTAATTGTTGGTCTGCAAACTCAACAGGTTCTGGTCGTTCATTAATCGGTAGCAGGTGTTTTTCTAGCATTTTATTCCTCTTCTTTTACTACATTGTAGCGGTCACGAGCCTCTAGTGAATCTTGAGCGTCTTGCGTTAGATAACGACTACGGTACAAGTCTTCTAAAATCTTCGAGCCACTGGCTTTATCGATAGCTTCTCTACTAGCGTAACCGCTATATAGCCAAGCTTCATCTAGTCTCTCTTCTCCAACCCACCGACTGCATACTACTACTTCATTTAAGCGATTACGATGCTGTAAACCGTCTTGGCGTAGCACAGGTTTGTCGATATCCATACCCAACGAATGCAAGAACTTATTAAAAGCTACTGTATCATTCTCAAAGTCAGATGAGTAATTTGGCATTACTTTTACAATCTCTGATTCAGACACAATACATAAGGCTACAATGGCTGAAGGACGGGGTGGAAATTTTAATTTTTTATTCATGGTTTACCCTTTATTGAGAGAGAAATGATTATATCATGCAGATTCGGTTAAATCAAGGGCTGTTTCACCCTGATTTTTAATCTCGGCTAAGTGCAGTTTTAGTGCAGCTATACCCATCAGAATGTACGGGGCAGCTAATATGCCTAATGCTAAATAAACTAATACTTCCATATTAACCTTTCTTTAAACTAGGGTTCAGCATAAATTCCAACAGGAACATTGCATTAACGGCTACAGCAGCCATATGCGGCATGTTTGGTGTCGTACTATCAGTGTCATAGATTTCGCCCCTTCTATGGGCCTCTAAATGCCTATAAAGGGCATCTAGGTATCTCTGTTCTGCGTTAGGTACTAACTGCCAGTTATTACGCTGCTTATACTTCTCTAAACCAGCCGTAAGATTACGAGCTACTT